GCTGTCGTTCTCAAAATCGGTGGAGCTGCATGACAAAGTCATCGGGCATTATCTGAACATAAAACACTATCAATAAGTTGGAGTCATTACCAAAGAGGTCATGAGGACTCACTTCCCTGAATATGAAATAATATCCAGCGCCTCTGCGGAGGACCTTACATTATTACAATTACGTCGTTCCGGATTAGTCATTGCTGATTTAGCCGGTGAAAGTGAAGATCCACGTTCTGTTTGTGAACATTATTATTCTTTAATCTCACAATATCGGGAAATTCACTGGGTTTTCATGGTGTCACGCTCCTGGTATTCCCAGGCAGTAGAATTGCTCATGTGCCCTACGGCGACGTTATTGTCTGATGTTGAACCCATTGAGAATCTGGTCAAGACCGTACGTTCCGGCAATACGCACGCAGAGCGTATCAGCGCCATGCTGACCTCTCCGGCAATGAATGAAACTCATGATTTTAGCTATCGCTCCGTCATTCTCACTCTTTCAGAGCGCAAGGTACTGCGGCTATTAGGTAAAGGATGGGGCATCAACCAGATAGCTTCGTTGCTTAAGAAAAGTAATAAAACTATCAGCGCCCAAAAAAACAGTGCGATGCGTCGACTGGCAATTCACAGCAACGCTGAAATGTATGCATGGATAAATAGCGCGCAGGGTGCAAGAGAACTTAACTTGCCTTCTGTTTATGGAGATGCCGCAGAATGGAACACAGCCGAATTAAGAAGAGAAATGTCGCACTCATAGAAAAATGCGTCATGAGCAGTATCGGTATTGAGAGTTTATTCAGAAAGTTTGCGGGTAACCCTTATAAGCTCCATACCTATACCAGTCAGGAGTCATTTCAGGATGCCATGTCGCGGATCTCATTTGCGGCGGTCATTTTTTCTTTTTCTGCCATGAGAAGTGAGCGCAGAGAGGGATTATCTTGCCTGACTGAACTGGCGATTAAGTTTCCGCGTACCCGGCGTTTAGTTATTGCGGATGATGATATTGAAGCTCGGCTGATTGGTTCATTGTCGCCATCACCGCTGGACGGTGTATTAAGTAAAGCGTCAACGCTGGAGATTTTTCATCAGGAACTCTTTTTGTCATTAAATGGTGTACGTCAGGCGACCGACCGACTGAACAATCAGTGGTACATTAACCAAAGCCGGACGCTAAGCCCGACGGAGAGAGAAATATTGCGCTTTATGTCGCGTGGCTACTCAATGACACAAATTGCCGAGCAGCTTAAACGCAATATCAAAACGATCCGTGCACATAAATTTAATGTGATGTCGAAACTGGGCGTCAGTTCTGATGCAGGGTTGTTGGAGGCCGCAGATATTCTGTTATGTATGCGGCATTGCGAAGCAAGTAATGTGTTGCATCCCTATTAATCCGCATGATGCCGGGTTTACTTCCCCGGCAGTGCTTTCATTTCAGCGTACAATCGCCACATTGCTGCACATCCGGTAAGCGATAACGCTGGCAGCAGGTTCGGCGCACCAGCAGGCCATCGCGCAGCACGACGGTACGCCAGAGTGGATTATCTTCACCGTTCGTGAGCGTTTTCTCAAAAAAGAGGGCATGGCGCAGCGATTCAACCGTCGCCTCGCCGAGCAGTTGCTTCATCTCAGTGAGATACCAGTTGATCAAATAACCGGTATTACTCCAGATAAGTTTGCCGTTGATCTCTCCGGTCGCTTCTAGTGCCTGCACAACCGGAACCAGCGCCTGGCTGATTAACGTTTCCATTCGCTGCTGCGGCGAATGTGGTGTTGCGTTTTTATCTTCACACACATCGACCCAGAAACAGGCGACGCGTCCGGTTTCGTGAAACTCAGCATGGAAATGTTCCGGCGACACATCTAATGCCTTTTCCTGCGTCAGTAGCGCCAGCATTAATGGTGGCACCATCAGGCCGATATACAATTGTGCCCATAGTGAGATCAGCGGTTTGTTCTCGCGGATCATCGTTGGTTGGTTGCGATAGATATGATCGGAATAGACCGCGAGTAGAGAACTTAGCGCATTCGGTGATGACCATTGCGCCAGCGTCATGGCGTTAAGCGGAGCGGGTTCATCCAGGCGGATAAACTCGAGCAAATGTTCACGATGTTTGGCGATCGTCGCACGTACGGCTTGTGCAAGCCCAGCATCCTGCGGCTGGAGATGCGTTCGCCAGATGATATCTTCATAGAGCGGTGCGGAACGATAGGCCATAATCGGGATAGTAATCTAAATGATAATGATTGCTAATCCTAGCGATAGGTTTACCCGATAGCAAGGGATTTCTCTGGCTTGCAAATGATAAAAATTATCATATGATATTGGTTATCATTATCAATGAAAGAGATGAAACCATGTTGCAACGTACGCTGGGCAGTGGCTGGGGAGTGTTGCTGCCGGGATTGCTGATTGCAGGGCTGATGTATGCGGATTTATCGCCGGATCAGTGGCGGATTGTCATTCTGATGGGATTAGTATTGACGCCGGTGATGCTGTATCACAAACAGTTACGGCATTACGTTTTGCTACCATCGTGCCTGGCGCTTATTGCTGCCATCATGCTGATGATAATGAATTTGAATCAGGGATGAAAAATCAAGGAAGAAACAAGAAAGGAAGTAAAGATAATTGGTGCGAGGGGGGGGACTTGAACCCCCACGTCCGTAAGGACACTAACACCTGAAGCTAGCGCGTCTACCAATTCCGCCACCTTCGCATACCATCAATTCTTAAAAAGAATTGCTACCACGGAGGCGCATTCTAGTGGTTTTCAGCTTTTCGTCAATAGTTAATTATCGCCGGAGGTGTAATTGCTGGAAAAATGTCCATCAGGAAACTAGCGTGCAGGTTTGGTAGGCATGCGGGGGCAGATGCCAGATGCGACGCTGGCGCGTCTTATCTGGCCTACGAAGGGCTAACGTGCAGGTTTTGTAGGTCGGATAAGGCGTTCACGCCGCATCCGACACGGTATTCGGCGAGATAATTAACCTTTCTTCGCCTGGCGGGTCATAATGGCGCGATACACCTTGAAACGCCCGGTTTGCGCAATCACTTCATGGAAGCCAAATGTCTCATCCAGCACGTCCGGGTAAGGCAGGAAGGCGTTCGCTACAATTCGCAGCTCGCCGCCGCTATTAAGATGACGCACCGCGCCGCGAATCAGCGTTTGCGCCGCATCCAGGCTGGTTTGCATCCCATCGTGGAACGGCGGGTTGGAGATGATCATATCAAAACGACCTTTCACCTCGGAAAAGACGTTGCTGGCAAAGACTTCACCTTCAACACAGTTGGCCGCAAGTGTTGCGCGGCTGGCTTCTACCGCTGGCGCAGAGACATCGCACAAGGTGAGACGAATTTTCGGCGAATGGCGCGCAAAGGCAACTGAAAGCACCCCCGCGCCACAGCCGACATCCAGCACTTTACCTTTCGTGTGCGGAGTTAACGTCGAGAGCAGCAACTGGCTACCGACATCCAGACCGTCGCGGCTAAACACGCCAGGCAGCGTTTTGACCGTCAGGCCATCGACGCTGTATTCGCCCCAGAATTTATCGGCATCAAATACCGGCTGTTTTTCCAGACGACCAAAATAGAGGCCACAGCGACGAGCGCTGTCGACTTTATTCAACGGCGCATAATCTGCCAGCATCTGCTCGGCGCTGCGCACGCCGCTGCGGTTCTCGCCAACGACAAAAATATCTGTCCCCACTGGCAGCAGAGAAAGTAAATTCATCAACTGGAACTGGGCTTCCGGTTTGTTCTTCGGCCAGTAGTAAATCAGCGTATCGCAATCTGCGACGTCATCCACCGTGGCGACCAGACTGAAACGGGCGTTATCCCCCATCTGGCGGCTTAATACCTGCCAGTGGTGGAATTGCTGGGTATGAGCACGGCTGGCCGCGGTATCTAAACGCGCGGGCAGGTCATCCTGTAAGTCTCCGGCAAACAGAATACGGCTTTGTTCGAAATCATCACTGTGACGCAGCAAGACTTCACTTGCCGGGGTAAATGCAGACATGGAATGCTCCTCAATTGATACTGGCGGCGATTATAGCCATATGTTGGCGCGGTATCGACGAATTTGCTATATTTGCGCCCCTGACAACAGGAGCGATTCGCTATGACATCCCGACGAGACTGGCAGTTACAGCAACTGGGCATTACCCAGTGGTCGCTGCGTCGCCCTGGCGCGTTGCAGGGGGAGATTGCCATTGCGATCCCGGCACACGTCCGTCTGGTGATGGTGGCAAACGATCTTCCCGCCCTGACCGATCCTTTAGTGAGCGATGTTCTGCGCGCATTAACCGTCAGCCCCGATCAAGTGCTGCAACTGACGCCAGAAAAAATCGCGATGCTGCCGCAAGGCAGTCGCTGCAACAGCTGGCGGTTGGGTACTGACGAACCGCTATCACTGGAAGGCGCTCAGGTGGCATCACCGGCGCTCACCGAATTACGGGCAAACCCAACGGCACGCGCCGCGTTATGGCAACAGATTTGCACATATGAACACGATTTCTTCCCTCGAAACGACTGATTTACCAGCGGCTTACCACATTGAACAACGCGCCCACGCCTTTCCGTGGAGTGAAAAAACCTTTGCCAGCAACCAGGGCGAGCGTTATCTCAACTTTCAGTTAACGCAAAACGGCAAAATGGCGGCGTTTGCGATTACGCAAGTGGTGCTGGATGAAGCTACATTGTTCAATATTGCGGTCGATCCTGACTATCAGCGTCAGGGATTGGGAAGGGTGCTGCTGGAACATCTGATCGACGAACTGGAAAAACGCGGCGTGGCGACACTATGGCTGGAAGTCCGTGCCTCAAATGCTGCCGCCATTGCCCTGTACGAAAGTTTAGGCTTTAACGAGGCGACGATTCGCCGCAATTACTACCCCACCACGGACGGTCGCGAAGACGCCATCATCATGGCGTTGCCAATCAGTATGTAAGACAAGGTGGAATAATGAAGTGGGACTGGATTTTCTTTGATGCCGATGAAACGCTGTTTACCTTTGACTCATTCACCGGCCTGCAGCGGATGTTTCTTGATTACAGCGTCACCTTTACCGCTGAAGATTTTCAGGACTATCAGGCCGTTAACAAGCCACTGTGGGTGGATTATCAAAACGGCGCGATCACTTCATTACAGCTTCAGCACGGGCGTTTTGAGAGCTGGGCCGAACGGCTGAAAGTTGAAGCAGGCTTGCTTAACGATGCCTTTATTAATGCGATGGCGGAAATCTGCACGCCGCTGCCGGGCGCGGTTTCTCTGCTTAACGCCATTCGTGGCAACGCCAAAATCGGCATCATCACCAACGGCTTTAGCGCCTTGCAGCAAGTGCGTCTGGAACGCACGGGCCTGCGTGATTACTTCGATTTGCTGGTGATTTCCGAAGAAGTTGGCGTTGCCAAACCGAATAAGAAAATTTTCGATTATGCGCTGGAACAGGCGGGCAATCCTGACCGTTCACGCGTGCTGATGGTTGGCGACACTGCCGAGTCCGATATTCTCGGTGGCATCAACGCCGGGCTTGCGACCTGCTGGCTGAATGCGCACAATCGCGAGCAACCAGAAGGCATCGCGCCCACCTGGACCGTTTCTTCGTTGCACGAACTGGAGCAGCTCCTGTGTAAACACTGATTGCCTCCCCCCCGTTGATGGGTAAAATAGCCGCAATTTTTCGTTTTCAACAAGCGCGGCGCGATGCCGCTTACTCAAGAAGAAAGAATTATGACGTTGTCTCCTTATTTGCAAGAGGTGGCGAAGCGCCGCACTTTTGCCATTATTTCTCACCCCAATAATTAAGCCCAAATAAAAGCTCTTTTACTCTTTCAAAATCCTTTCAATTAATTGAGTGATAATTATATAACTCATTTAATAACATGATGTTATGTGATTTCTTTGATTGAAAATTCTTTCATGTAACTTTAAATTGATCAGGTTACTTTCATCAAAAATCTGTACATGTGCTTGTACATAATGTACAAAACAGCAGAGGTTTTTTGTTATTTGTACAAGGTGAGTAATGGCGCTGTCTGATGCGTGGTTGCGTTCAGTTGTTGGAAAGGAACGTGATAAGGTTTTGGTTAAATCCGATCGTGATGGTCTGTCTGTTAGAGTATCACCGAAAGGTCGCGTAGTGTTCCAATATCGTTATCAGTGGGCGGGGAAAGGTGAGCGTCTTGATATCGGAACTTACCCGGCAACTGGACTAAAAGAGGCCAGAGAAGAAGTTATCCGTCTTCGTGGTGAACTCGAGTCAAACCGCAATCCACGATTGGTCAAGCTGGCAGAAAAACGTAAAGCTACTGAAGCCATGACGGTAGAATCTGTGATCCGTGCTTGGTATGAAGCATATTGTGTAAAAAATAAAAAAGGTTCTGAACAGATACTCCGCTCGTTTGAGCTGCACCTGTTCTCTAAAATCGGGAATATCCCTCACGATGCAGCTACATTGCATGATTGGTTAGAAGTCCTGGAGCCTCTTAGCACTAAGACTCCAGCAATAGCAGACCGATTGCTAATTAACGCAAAGCAGGCCCATGTCTGGGCGTATAAGAGAAAGCTCATTGAAACTCGCCCGCTGTCGGATATCACGGGTAAAGATATGGATATCCGTAAAGGTCAGAAGAAACGGTTTCTGACACATGATGAAATTAAAATCCTTTATGCTGCGATCGATGGTTCTCGAATGGTTCCTAAATACCGGGCCTTCATTAAACTATTGCTGCATTTTGGTTGCCGTAGTTCAGAGCTAATTACTGCCAAGGTGGACGATTTTGATTTCATTAATAAAATATGGACTGTACCACCAGAACGACATAAGACAGGGGATATAACAGGCGAACCGCTAAAGCGGCCCATTATTGAACCGGTTGAAGAGCTTATAAAATACGTTATCTCTATGAACAACGGTTCCGATATGCTTTTTACTAAGGAAGGAAGCAGGGAACCAGTTGGTCGGACATCATTGCAGTCGCTGCCTTACAATTTAATGCAGTACGCATGGCGGCGTTTGGGGTATCAATTTCCTCATTGGTCTCTTCATGATTTGAGACGAACAGCACGAACAAACTTTTCTGATCTTACTGCGCCTCATATTGCTGAAATAATGCTCGGTCATAAACTGCCAGGTGTATGGCAAGTTTATGACAAGAGTGATTATCTAGAAGAACAGCGTAAAGCCTACCAGGCATGGTGGGAGAGAGTTGAATCGATTGTTACTTGTACTCGTTCAGGCTCGAAATGATATTTTGCGTAGCTAGAACGCAATCAAATCTAGCAGTCCGCTTTGTTCGGAGTTCGGACATTATGAGTTGGCAAGTAAAGTAGCTTGCTAGGAAGCCGGATTTGCACGGTCGGTATAATAAGATGTAACCCCTTGCCTTCATTTACTCGAATGAACGTGCACATTGGATAGGAGGAAAAGGAATGCAATTCATTACCAACGGCCCTGATATTCCTGATGAGCTTTTGCAGGCGCACGAGGAAGGGCGCGTTGTGTTCTTCTGTGGAGCAGGCATTTCCTACCCTGCTGGTTTACCTGGTTTCAAAGGGTTGGTAGAACTAATTTACCAGAGGAACGGAACAACACTTTCAGAAATTGAGCGTGAGGTTTTCGAGCGTGGGCAATTTGACGGCACATTAGATTTGCTGGAACGGCGCTTACCAGGGCAGCGTATAGCCGTCCGACGCGCGTTGGAAAAAGCCCTTAAGCCAAAGCTCCGTCGTAGGGGCGCTATTGATACTCAGGCGGCGCTGTTACGTTTAGCCCGTAGCCGCGAGGGTGCCCTTCGATTGGTCACTACCAACTTTGACCGTCTCTTTCATGTGGCAGCTAAACGTACAGGCCAGGCTTTTCAGGCCTATGTAGCGCCGATGCTGCCAATTCCAAAAAACAGCCGCTGGGATGGACTTGTATACCTGCATGGGCTGTTACCGGAAAAGGCGGATGATACTGCCCTGAATCGTCTGGTTGTTACCAGCGGTGACTTTGGCTTGGCTTATCTCACTGAGCGTTGGGCAGCTCGCTTTGTGAGTGAGTTATTTCGTAACTATGTGGTCTGCTTCGTTGGCTACAGCATCAACGACCCGGTACTGCGCTACATGATGGATGCGCTTGCAGCAGATCGGAGGCTCGGTGAAGTCACACCACAAGTATGGGCACTGGGGGAGTGTGAGCCGGGGCAGGAGCACCGGAAAGCCATCGAGTGGGAGGCCAAAGGGGTCACTCCTATCCTTTACACCGTACCGGCGGGCTCCACTGATCATTCAGTGCTGCATCAAACGTTGCACGCTTGGGCAGATACTTATCGAGATGGTATACAGGGCAAAGAGGCTATAGTCGTCAAACATGCTCTGGCCCGCCCGCAGGACAGCACTCGTCAGGACGATTTCGTTGGTCGGATGTTGTGGGCCTTGTCAGATAAATCAGGTTTACCAGCAAAACGCTTTGCGGAACTCAATCCTGCACCGCCGCTGGATTGGTTATTGAAAGCTTTCTCGGACGAACGATTTAAATACAGCGATCTGCCACGCTTTTGTGTATCTCCGCATGTCGAAATTGACCCGAAACTCCGATTCAGTCTGGTTCAGCGTCCTGCGCCCTATGAGCTGGCCCCGCAGATGTCGCTGGTTTCTGGATGTGTCAGTGCTAGCAAATGGGATGACGTAATGTCCCATATAGCCCGTTGGCTAGTTCGTTATCTGGGCGACCCTAGGTTGATCATATGGATTGCTGAACGCGGCGGACAAATACACGACCGTTGGATGTTTCTGATTGAGAGCGAACTAGATCGCTTAGCAGCACTGATGCGGGAGCGTAAGACTTCTGAGTTAGATGAAATTCTCTTGCATTCCCCCCTGGCTATTCCTGGTCCACCTATGTCTACTTTATGGCGGCTTCTGCTTAGTGGTCGTGTGAAATCGCCATTGCAGAACCTGGATTTGTATCGTTGGCAAAACCGCTTAAAGAATGAAGGCTTGACGACTACATTGCGCTTGGAGTTACGCGAGTTGCTTTCTCCCAAGGTTATGTTGAGGCGGCCGTTTCGCTATAGTGAAGACGATTCGAGCAGCACTGATGAACCCTTGCGAATCAAGCAATTGGTGGATTGGGAGCTGGTGCTGACTGCTGATTACGTACGTTCAACCCTGTTCGACCTTGCTGACGAGTCATGGAAATCGTCCTTGCCATACCTGTTGGAAGATTTTCAGCAGTTGTTGCGTGATGCACTGGACTTGTTGCGGGAGTTGGGAGAGTCCGACGATCGTCACGACCGCTCGCATTGGGATTTGCCGTCCATCACTCCGCACTGGCAGAACCGGGGGTTCCGCGATTGGGTGAGCCTGATTGAATTACTTCGGGATTCATGGTTAGCCGTTCGATCCAAAGACAGCGATCAGGCCACGCGCATTGCTCAGAATTGGTTTGAGTTGCCATATCCCACCTTCAAACGTCTGGCACTGTTTGCCGCAAGCCAAGACAACTGCATACCACCTGAGCGGTGGGTTAATTGGTTGTTAGAGGACGGTTCATGGTGGTTGTGGGCCACGGATACTAGGCGAGAGGTATTCAGACTGTTTGTTTTGCAGGGACGACATCTGACAGGAATTGCACAAGAGCGTCTGGAAACTGCTATCTTGGCAGGGCCTCCGCGCGAGATGTACGAGGATAATTTGGAAGCAGACAGGTGGCATTATTTGGTGGCTCATTCCGTCTGGTTGTGTCTAGCGAAGCTCAGGGGAGCGGGCCTTGTTTTGGGAGAGTCTGCGGCTACACGTTTGACGGAAATATCCACAGCATACCCAAAATGGCAACTGGCAACCAACGAGCGTGATGAATTCTCTCACTGGATGAGCGGAACCGGTGATCCAGGCTTCGAGGAGAGTATAGATGTCGACATTGCGCCCCGTAAGTGGCAGGAATTAGTGCAATGGCTCGCAAAGCCTATGCCAGAAAGACTGCCTTTCTATGAGGACACTTGGAGTGATGTTTGCCGTACGCGCTTTTTTCACAGTCTGTATGCGTTAAGTAAACTATCACAAGATGATGTGTGGCCTGTTGGTCGGTGGCGTGAAGCTCTGCAGACTTGGGCTGAACCAGGGATGATTTTGCGTTCGTGGCGGTACGCCGCACCGTTGGTGCTTGACATGCCTGACGCAGTACTTCAGGAGATTTCCCACGCTGTCACTTGGTGGATGGAGGAGGCTTCGAAGACCATCCTCTGCCACGAGGAGATTCTACTGGCCCTTTGTCGTCGGGTTCTGATGATAGAAACAAGCCCAGAGTCTAGCACCATTCGAAACGGAATTGAGACCTATGATCCTGTTTCTACGGCGATCAATCATCCCATTGGGCATGTCACGCAATCACTGATCACCCTATGGTTCAAACAGAACCCGAATGACAATGATTTGCTTCCTGTTGAATTGAAAACACTTTTCACCAAATTGTGTAATGTACAGATAGAGCTATTCCGCCATGGTCGGGTGTTGCTGGGGTCGCGGCTGATCGCATTTTTTCGCGTAGATCGACCTTGGACCGAACAGTATCTATTGCCCTTGTTTGCTTGGAGTAATCCCGTCGAAGCAAAAGCTGTGTGGGAAGGCTTCCTCTGGTCGCCACGCCTGTATGAACCGTTGCTGATAGCTTTCAAGTCAGATTTTTTGGAGAGCGCCAATCACTATTCTGATCTTGGCGAGCACCGGCAGCAATTCGCTACTTTCCTGACTTATGCAGCTCTGGGCCCTACCGAGGGATATACCGTGGAGGAGTTCCGAACGGCAATTAGTGCTCTTCCACAAGAAGGTCTGGAGGTAGCCGCGCAGGCGTTATACCAGGCACTTGAAGGTGCGGGCGATCAGCGCGAGGAGTATTGGAAAAATCGTGTCCAGCCATTTTGGCAACAGGTTTGGCCAAAGTCCCGCAACTTGGCCACCCCACGCATATCCGAATCGTTGACTCGTATGGTGATTGCTGCCCGAGGTGAATTTCCGGCGGCTTTGGCAGTGGTGCAGGACTGGCTGCAACCGCTCGAACACCTTAGCTACGACGTTCGCCTTTTGCTAGAATCAGATATTTGCAGCCGATATCCTGCGGACGCTCTATCCCTGCTGAATGCCGTGATTGCCGAACAACACTGGGGGCCTCGAGAGTTGGGGCAATGCTTGCTTCAAATTGTTCAAGCTGCTCCACAACTGGAGCAAGATGTTCGTTATCAGCGATTAAATGAATATTCTCGAAGGCGCAGCGTGTGAAAGTGACAGGCGTTGGACAGTGCGAACTGTGGAGCCTAACAAGGTAAAGACACTCTAACTGATAATGCTGCGCCGCTCGTGCAATGCAATACAGTTTTTATCTAGCGGTGAATTATGGTGTTAAAAGTTAGCCCCTGACACAGGGTGGGTAGTTGGCTCTGTGTCATTGATGGGTATTAGTTCTGATATGAGCTAATACCCATCACTCAATAACTCCAGCAAACCTGTATATCTTGCGTGATGCCCATTTATTTGGGCAGGATTTAATATCAGGATCTGGAAAGTCAGGCCTGTATTTCTGGCCAGTTCTCCTGTTTACGCTGTTCCAGCGAAGAACGGTCGATACTGAAACGCCACAGAAGTCGGCGACTTGTTTAGTTGTCATTAAGTTGTTCATTACTTCACCTCCTGCGGTGGCTCCGGTAGCGGCATCCAGTGGGTTACTTTCGATGCCGGTTCTTCCCCATCGTCAGTAACTGCCCACCATTTGTTTCTCGACCAATCGTAATACCCTTCGAAGGTATCGCACTCAGTCCAGCCGTAAGACTTACCCCAACACCAAACATACTGTTTATCGTTCGGCATTCGCTCACTACAGCTTATCCAACCATCCTGAGTTACCGGAGAGTTGCCCGACAGCTTGTTCAACTTGTAAGTCTGACTTACAGGTTTGGCACCATGAAGCATGGTGGCGCGGCAGGCGTTCCAGCCTTCATCAAAACCGACTATGCCATTATTTAAAGACGGACGAGCATCTGGCACCACCAGTACTGGCTTGGCTATATATAGCGGCTGAACATACCAGCCCATTGATAACCAACTGTCAGCAATGTTTTTGCTCCTGGTTATTGCCGGAATACCTAAGCCATTGTCTGAATGCAGCCATGCCACCGGCTCCTCTTCCAGCGATGCCAGAGCAATTTCATAAGCACGGCGCTCAATATCGTCTCGAACCTCTAGGCTGCTGATTCGTTCTTTGATTTCTTTAATCAGTTCTTTATTGGTAAATGTGGTCATTATGCTCCAGCCTCCGGCGCTTTGGGCATTACTGCCCAGTGAGTGATATTGAAGTTTTCAAGGTCCCCGACCTGAAATGTCCACTGCCATTCTCCGGTTTCTTTTTGTCCCCAGGTGTACCAGAGAGAACGCCAGCCAATCAGCCAGCCTTCTCCGTTAGCATCAAATAACAGAACACTTTCATTTGCTGGTGGCAGTTCAGCTGACACTGGTATTATTTTGTTTTCCAGTGCCGCACATTTAGCTTCAAGCGCGTCGAATTTACGTACCAGGTACTCAGCATTTGTTTCGTTCACTTTCAGATCTCGCGGTACACATTTCCCGCGAAGAAACCCTTCCATTTCGAAAACATTCATGCGCATTTGCGTAACTCCGATAACTCGTTAAAACGTTCCATAAACATCCCGTAGGCATGGCCAGGTGCCAGTGGAATCACGTTGAACATCTCTGTTGCCGGGATGCCTTCCAGTACAGGCCAGAAAGAGCCATCATCAAGCCCGAGATCGCGGCGTTCGGTTGCCAGCATGATAAGATCGGCATATTTCACGGGCGTACTCATAACTGGGGGTAACCCGTATTTCTCACGGATTACGGCATCTATTTTTTCTTCCATCCGTTTATAGTCAGGAAGAAGGCGTTTCAGTGGTGCGGGGATGTCCTGGCAATACGCTTCTGTTGCATCATGCATTAACGCTTCAAAAGCAAACTCCTCCGGTACCAGCTGGCTGCAAAGCACCGCATGTTGGGCAACGCTGTAGAAGTGTGAAAGATGACCAGCAAAGCGACAGATATTTGAAAGGGAAACCGCGATATCGTTAATATCGATGTTGTCTTTATTTATCCTGTCATAATAAAAATGCTTCCCGGAAAAAGTTTTAATAAATGACATTTTGTTCTCCACGTTATATGCGCTGCACCGCGCTGAATTCGGGTAAAAGGAAACCCTCACCATCCGGCGATTATTGAGTTAATTACGTTTCCATAAATGCCCCCGCAGGGGCATTTGCAGTAATGAAATCAGGCGGTGAAAGTACCAATAAAGGTTTCTACTTTGCTGTCTTTGAATTTCTCAACAAGCAGATCACGAAATTCGTTAGCCATTTCTTCCTGCACTGCTTCCAGCTGAATAATGCGCAGAACCAGTACAGGACGATCGCCAGTGATAATGCTGAGGCGTAATTTAAATGGACGTTCTTTCAGACCTTCAAACGGAACGCATTTAAATTCAAATGCCACTGGCATAATATCTTTGGTCTTCGCTTCGACAGACTCCATCAGGGAGCGTTTGCCGCTGAAGTCATTATCTTCAAAATCAGCGGTCTGGTTTGCTTCAATCGTGATTTTACGGACCGCCGCAGCCGCTTTTGTTGCCTGAATAGCGTCACCATTAGCATCAAAGCCCACAAGGTAGTCGGCCCAGTCTTCAATCCATTCTGCCAGTGACTTCTGGGAGTTACGCTCGCCATTAACAGACAACAGAGCAGAGAACGGTGCTGTCTTTTTCAGTTTGAGTGTGGCGGTGTTATCTGCGTGACCTGGTTCACCAATAGTACCCAGGTTAAGCACACTGACGGCTCGCATATTATCGGCATCGATAAAGCAGCGGGTGCCTTCATCTGCAAGATCTTTAGAATAACGGGTAAAGTCATCGATGCTGGCAGTGGAAAGCGCACCACGGAAACGGAAGCGATTTAAATTAAATTTTTCCAGATCATGAATGCGGAAATTCTCAGGCAATGCCACAGCATCGGCACCAATCTTACTGATAATTTCATTAACACCCTGAGCAGAAATAAGGGCATGGATTTGATTAATTGCGGTTGCGTCTAAGTTCTGAGACATAATAAGTCCTCACTATATTAAAGATATTCAGTGATAAGATGAATAATTAGTTTATTAAAAACGATATTAACGACCTGCTGCGCGGAGTTTTCCGTCAGGTTCACCGGCAAGAGTCAGTAATTGTCCCTGGTCTTCCTGCAGAATAGTCAGGCGACCACCGCGATTGACATACATCGGCGTTTCGGTGGTGTCTTCTTCGGAAATTTTCCCGCGGTTAGTCGGGCGAACATATGAGAGTTTGTGTTTGATTTTCACACGGTTCTCATCAAACGGTTCGATTTCCAGGTTGAGCGAGACCTTACCTTTGGTTTTCGTGTTCATCACACCGGAAGCGACTTCACTGAGAACAGCGCCGATTTTGGTTTCAAATACGCCGCCGTCCAGCTCCCCGATAAATGCCTGCACATCAGTACTGCGTTCGCTAGCCATTTTGCTGCTCCTCATCATATCGACCCTGCAAGGTCGGTTGGTTTCTCCACAAAACAGAGAAGAACACCTGCGGTGGCAGCCGCCCGGATGGATTGGGTTATGAGCCCGTCGTCCGATGATGCTCTTCTCTGTTTTGTAAAAAGTACGGTACCAGCCGGAAGCAAGGGTACAAGCTGGTACCGCCAAGACTACACACAGCATAAAGTTGTGGTGCCGGGTGCCTCCCGGTGCCTGGCGAAGGTTGTACACCAGACGGGTGGGTATCCACAGAAGGTCGACTGTCAGCCTCAACCTTAACCCGCGTGCGCTGAGCCGCATTCACCACAACGCTAAGGATTCTCTCTGGTTGAAAATACTTAGCTGTTATGTGCCTGCTTTTAGCCACATCAGGCGAGGTGGACCTGGTTATTCCCCAACAACAAGGATTTGGTTAATCTGGATACCCCCAACAACTAGCTGAGTATTCAACGTGATAGCTGAACTGTCTGCGGCTATGGCTGCTATAAAGGAGACTGCCGGTCTTGCTAAGGTTATTAATGACGCGAAAACGGATGCAGAAGTTAAAGCTGCAACCATTGAACTCCAGAACAAACTAATCACGCTTCAGGCAGAATGCTTCTCTCTTGGCGATGCGATCCGCCTTCGTGATGAAGAGGTGATGCATCTCAAAGCAAAAATTGCAGAGTTTGAAGATTTTTGTGCCAAGGTAGAAGGATATGTCCTTGATCAGCTTGACTCTGGTGCTTTTGTTTACTCTAAAAATGAAATTGTGAGTGGAAAAGAAATAACTGTGCATCTGTGCCCACTTTGTTATTCCAAAAATATAAAATCGATACTTCATCCGCTTCCAGTAGGTAAAACTTCTCATTTTCTTACAAGCCGTTGCCTTCACTGTGAAAATAAATTTCTTATGGAAAAAAATCCGATGTACGAACGACCAAGATCATTACGTGAGTCGGGGCGAGATCTGAATTCGCCTTGGATTCCTTAAATCTTGCATTGGTTGGATGATACCCAGATTGTTAAAGATCGAAGCGTCCTATAGGGCGCTTTTTTGTTGCTAACGAATCATCCTGGACTTCATTTGCCCCAGGAGGCTACTTTGTGGGCGTCCTGCCTGTTCGTTATCTTTGATATTAAATCTAACTTAACTTAGTTTTTAAGGCAAGAGGAAACACCAAACTTTTCTTAGTTTGGTGCCTTGGTTAGAGAAGGGAGGTACTAGAGTTCGTATTGAACTCCTTTGACTACACCAATGATCAGGCAATTACCATTGATTGGGATGTTGGGATACCGTGGATTTAATGGCACTAAAAACTTTTGAGGACCATCGATGACTAATTTTTTTACTGTAGCTTCGTTCGTTCCATCAAGTCGAGCAATGACTATTTTTCCATGACGAGGTTCTGCATCAGGATCTACAATCACTGTTGCACCTTCTGGTATTGTTGGGAGGCCATTAGGATTAGTCATGGAGTCGCCTTTAACTTCTAATGCAAATGAGTTATCACCAATCTTTAAAGATGTATCTACCCACTTGTCCACTTCACTAAACACTTCTGCTGCCCTGCACTCAGTAAACTGCCCAGCCTGAACCCACGAAATTACAGGAACTCTGCGCATGTTTGTGACTAGTTTGCCTTCAAACTCAGCACCATAAAGAATGTAATCTATTGACGTATTAAAGAACTTCGCTAATTTCGAAAGTGCTTCCCCGCCAGGGACATTGATGTCTTTTTCCCAGTACCCCACAGCAACGTCACTTACCCCACAAAATTTACCCAATTCTTTCTGGGACGTTCTGGTAACCCTTCTCAGAGCTTTTATACGCTGACCAACCGTTTCCATAGGAGCACCATTTCTTAAATTACTAAGTAATCTTAGTTTTTATTGACCTAAGATAGATTGATAATTAACATCTAATAAAACTTAGTTTTGGAGGGCGTATGACAACTGACGATATCGAAAGCTACTTCGGCAGTATTGAGAAAGTTGCTGCTTTTTTCGGCATAACAACTGAGGCCGTTTATCAGTGGCGAAACCGTCCGGGCCAGTTAATTCCAAAAGGACGTGCAGCAGAAGCAGCATATAGAACTTGCGGACGGTTGCCATTTAAACCTGAGCTTTATGAAAAATCTAATGGATAAATCGATTAACAGAAACCACAGAACGATGAGGCTAACCGTGGGTAAGTATCACTGGAAAGTAGAAAAACAGCCTGAGTGGTACGTGAAAGCTGTCAGAAAAACTATCGCAGCGTTGCCGGGTGGTTACGCTGAAGCAGCTGACTGGCTGGATGTAACAGAGAACGCATTATTTAACCGCCTTCGTGCCGATGGCGATCAGATTTTCCCGCTGGGATGGGCAATGATTTTACAACGTGCTGGTGGCACTCACTTCATTGCTGACGCTGTGGCGCAGTCTGCAAATGGCGTCTTTGTGTCTCTTCCTGACGTCGAGGATGTGGACAATGCCGATATTAACCAGCGTTTACTGGAAGTCATTGAACAGATCGGCAGTTATTCAAAACAGATTCGTTCGGCAATCGAAGACGGTGTAGTGGAACCGCATGAGAAGACAGCAATTAACGACGAGCTGTACCTCTCAATTTCGAAGCTGCAGGAGCATGCAGCACTTGTCTACAAAATTTTTTGCGTTTCAGAAAGTAATGACGCCCGCGAGTGTGCAGCTCCGGGCGTCGTGGCGTCGATTGCTTCTGGTTGTGGAGAAACTAACGCATGAACAGTTTAACAACACACTACCGTCGCTCGCAACTGATTGCGCTTCCTGTACCGGGTGGAAAAGCGAAGGTGGAGTATTGCTATGCAGTAAATGTACCAGGTGACAGGGAAATTGTAACCCACAGCTTTGCTGAGTGGGCTGTGGGTGATTTCAACCGGCAGAAGGAGACAGTCCTTTGCGACAAGTTAACCGCTGGTTCAAAGATCACTACGGAGTACCCGTCAGAGTCATTCGTTGGGAACCGGAAACACAACGGGTTATCTACCTCCGCGAAGGCTATGAGCATGAGTGCTTCAGCCCGCTCGAACAGTTTCGTCGTAAATTCAGGGAAATAGAGGTCGGTCATGAGCACTAAATTAACCGGCTATGTATGGGATGGTTGCGCAGCGTCAGGCATGAAATTATCCAGTGTGGCAATTATGGCCCGCCTGGCTGATTTCAGTAATGACGAAGGTGTGTGCTGGCCATCGATTGAAACCATTGCCCGCCAGATTGGCGCGGGGATGAGTACCGTCAGAACGGCTATTGCACGGCTGGAAGCAGAAGGCTGGTTAACGCGTAAGGCGCGTCGCCAGGGTAACCGTAATGCGTCGAATGTTTATCAGCTTAACGTTGCGAAGCTTCAGGCCGCGGCATTTTCTCAACTGTCAGATTCTGACCCGTCAAAATCTGACGCATCAAAATCTGACCCGTCAAAATTTGATGCGTCGAAATCTGGCAAAAAAGCGGGTTTTCACCCGTCAGAATCTGGCGGGGATCCGTCAGTAAAATCAAAATATGATCCGTCAGATAAAAAACCTTCTCGTCCGGACGTTTCGCAACCGGACACGCAGACGGCTGAACAGGATTTTTTAACTCGCCATCCTGATGCGGTTGTATTCAGCCCTAAAAAGTGCCAGTGGGGAACGCAGGATGATTTGACCTGCGCACAGTGGCTCTGGAAAAAAATCATCGCCCTGTACGAGCAGGCCGCCGAATGTGACGGCGAGGTGGTTCGTCCCAAAGAACCGAACTGGACAGCCTGGGCAAACGAAATTCGCCTGATGTGTGTGCAGGATGGTCGTACTCACAAACAAATCTGCGAGATGTACAGCCGCATCAGCCGCGATCCGTTCTGGTGCCGTAACGTGCTCAGCCCGTCGAAGCTGCGGGAAAAATGGGATGAGCTTTCCCTGCGCTTATCGCCGTCCATCAGCACGTACACAGAAAAACGCGAAGACCCGTACTTCAAAGCCAGTTACGACAATGTGGACTACAGCCAGATCCCGGCAGGATTCAGGGGGTGAGCATGAGTCTTTTGAATGACGTTCAGAAATTCATTGAAGCCCATCCGGGGTGTACTTCCGGAGACATTGCGGATGCTTTTGCAGGTTACTCACGGCAGCGCGTTCTACAGTCAGCAAGCAAGTTACGTCAGAGCGGGCGTGTGGCTCACCGTTGTGAAGTAGATACACGCAGACATTTCCCGCGCCTGACTGAGAGAGCGCAGGAGCCGGAACCACAACCAGTTCGTGAAACCAGACCTGTGCGCAATTTCTATGTCGGCACTAACGATCCCCGGGTGATTTTGTTGACCCGCCAGGCGGAAGAACTGGAGTCCAGGGGCTTATACCGTCGTGCTGCAACGGTGTGGATGGCGGCATTCCGTGAAAGCCACTCCCAGCCAGAACGAAACAATTTTCTGGCGCATCGTGAGCGGTGCTTACGGAAAAGCAGCAAGCGCGCTGCATCGGGTGAAGAGTGGTATCTGTCAGGGAATTACGTGGGGGCTTAATGAGTAATAAATATTGCCAGGCGCTGGTGGAGCTGCGGAACAAACCAGCCCATGAACTGAAGGAAGTGGGCGATCAGTGGCGCACGCCGGACAACATTTTCTGGGGAATTAACACCCTGTTTGGCCCGTTTGTTCTGGATCTGTTTACTGATGGTGATAACGCCAAATGTGCCGCTTATTACACTGCGGAAGACAACGCGCTGGCGCATGACTGGTCAGAACGTCTTGCGGAGCTTAAAGGTGCTGCCTTTGGTAATCCCCCGTACAGTCGCGCCAGTCAGCATGAGGGGCAATACATCACCGGCATGCGTTACATCATGAAACATGCCAGTGCTATGCGTGATAAAGGCGGGCGCTATGTTTTCCTGATCAAAGCTGCCACCAGCGAAGTGTGGTGGCCGGAAGATGCAGACCATATTGCTTTTATTCGCGGGCGTATTGGTTTTGAACTGCCAGCCTGGTTTATCCCGAAGGACGAGAAGCAGGTGCCGACAGGCGCTTTCTTCGCTGGTGCTATTGCTGTTTTCGACAAGACCTGGAAGGGACCGGCAATCAGCTACATCGGGCGCGATGAACTTGAGGCATGTGGTGAGGCCTTTCTGGTGCAGGTTCGCCAGCAGGCGGAAAAACTGGTCAGGGAGATGGCGGCATGACGACATTAACTCAATGCCAGCAGCAGGTGCTGGATATGCTGATTTCTTACCAGAAAGAACGTGGCTTCCCGCCAACCAATCAGGAGGTGGCAACCATGCTGGGATACCGTTCAGTGAATGCAGCAGTGGAGCATCTTCGCGCACTGGAGAAAAAAGGCGTCATCACGATAAAGCGTGGCGTGGCCCGGGGGATAACGCTTCATACCGCGGTGAAGGACGACGACAGCGAGGCGGTCGGGATTATCCGCTCACTGCTTGCCGGTGAGGAAAACGCAAGGCTGCGTGCAACCCACTGGTTACATGAGAGAGGCCTGAAAGCATGAAGCTGATCCTGCCTTTTCCGCCCAGCGTGAACACGTACTGGCGACACCCCAACAAAGGGGCGTTTGCAGGTAAGAGCCTGATAAGCGCGGCGGGGCGAAAATTCCAGAGCGCGGCGTGTGCAGCAATAGTTGAGCAGTTACGTCGTCTGCCAAAACCAACGTCGGCACCTGCTTCAGTGGAGATCGTGTTGTTTCCTCCGGATAACCGGATCCGCGATCTGGACAACTATAACAAGGCGCTGTTTGACGCCCTGACCCACGCGGGTGTGTGGGAGGACGACAGTCAGGTGAAAAGAATGCTGGTGGAGTGGGGACCGGTTATCCCGGAAGGGAAGGTCGAGATCACTATCAGTAAGTACGAGAAAACGGCGGGTGCAGCCGCCTGATTAAGAGGAGAAACGAAGTATGAATAATCTGATGGTCATTGATGGTATTGAAGTTCGTCGTGATGCTTATGGGCGTTACAGCCTGAACGATCTGCATCGCGCAGCAGTAGCATCTGGTGCAAATGCCAGAACCAAGGAGCCGGGAAAGTTTCTTTCCAGCCAACAAACTGTTGAGCTTGTTCATGAATTGACCAACACCCAGAATTTGGGTGTTGACCCGGTGAGTGTGATTCATGGGGGAAATGAACGGGGAACGTATGTCTGCAAGGAACTGGTGTATGCCTATGCAATGTGGATCAGCCCGTCATTCCATCTGAAGGTGATCCGTACTTTCGATATGGTAACCAGCGCACCGGAAAAATTATCCGGACAGGCTGCTGACAAGATGCAGGCTGGCGTGATCCTGCTGGACTTTATGCGCCGGGAGTTAAACCTGTCTAACTCTTCAGTGCTTGGTGCCTGTCAGAAACTCCAGGAGGCTGTTGGCTTACCGAATCTGGCACCGCGCTATGCCATTGATGCTCCTGCTGATGCACACGATGGCTCAAGTCGCCCGACACTGTCACTGAGCGCACTGCTGAAACAGTATGGTATACGCCTGACGGCTAATCAGGCATATCACCAGATGGTGAAACTGGGGATCGTCGAGCAGCGCGAACGATACAGCCGTACCGCGATTAACAACATCAAAAAATTCTGGTCGCTGACAGCGAAAGGTTGCATGTTCGGCAAGAACATCACCAGTCCCGCAAATCCGCGCGAGACGCAGCCGCATTTCTTCGAATCCCGATTCCCTGAGCTGTTAAAGCTGCTCGATACCGTTCATTGAGGTGACCGTGAGAGCGCTACTGACCCCTGAAATTGCCCCGCGTATGGGGATCGTATTGTTCAGGCCAGGTTCAGAGCTGATGCCCCTGTTTATGCAGGGGCGTGTCCTGCTGGAGCCTGAGCCGGAGCGTTATTCATCTTTCGCGAGTGGTGCCGTTCCGGCGGCATCACAACCGCTGGCGGATGATCCTGCCGTTCGGGCCGTGTTCCGCAATGAGGCAGTGATCCGTCGTGCTGGTGGCGTGGAATGTCTTGAAAGCTGGTTACTTCGTGAAAAAGGCTGCCAGAGGCCTCATTCCGACTGGCACAGCGAGAACATGACCACAATGCGACACGCTCCGGGTGCAATCCGTCTGTGCTGGCACTGCGATAACCAGCTGCGCGATCAGTTCACGGAACGGCTGGAATCAATGGCAACGGATAACTGTGCCCGCTGGGTGTTGTCTGTTGTGCGTCGGGATCTCGGTTTTGATGACAGTCACGTTGTGACAATGCCGGAACTGTGCTGGTGGCTGATTCGTAATGACCTGGCGGATGCCTTACCGGAAAGTGCAGCCCGTAAGGCACTGAGATTACCGAAGCCTGTTGTGCCGTCTGTCACCCGGGAAAGTGACCTTGTGCCTTCGGTTCCTGCCACCAGCATCATCCAGGATAAGGCGAAAAAGGTGCTGGCGCTGAAAGTGGATCCGGAGTCGCCGGAGTCTTTTATGTTACGCCCAAAACGTCGCCGCTGGGTTAATGAAAAGTACACGCGCTGGGTTAAGACACAGCCGTGTGCATGTTGTGGAAAGCCCGCTGATGATCCCCACCACCTGATAGGTCACGGTCAGGGTGGAATGGGAACAAAAGCGCATGACCTTTTTGTGTTGCCTTTGTGCAGAAAGCATCACGACGAGCTGCATGCGGATACCGTGGCATTTGAAGAGAAGTATGGCTCCCAGCTGGAGCTGATATTTCGTTTTATCGATCGTGCGCTGGCAATAGGCGTACTGGCGTAAGTGGAGAACGAGCATGAACCTTGAAGCCTTACCAAAATATTACTCCCCAAAATCTCCAAAATTGAGTGATGACGCACCGGCGACAGGCTCTGGTGGTTTAACGATTACGGATGTGATGGCTGCGCAGGGGATGGTGCAGTCGAAAGCACCGCTTGGGTTTGCCTTATTCCTGGCAAAAGTTGGTGTTCAGGATCCTCAGTTTGCGATTGAAGGTCTGCTCAATTACGCGATGGCACTGGATAACCCGACATTGAATAAATTGAGTGAAGAAACCCGGCTACAGATTATTCCTTACCTTGTGAATTTTGCCTTTGCTGATTATTCCAGGTCTGCGGCAAGTAAGGCTCGTTGTGAGCATTGTGCTGGTACTGGATTTCATAATGTATTGCTCGAAGTGGTGAAACACTCCAGAAGCGGGGAATCTGTTATCAAAGAAGAGTGGGTGAAGGAACTATGTCAGCATTGCCATGGTAAGGGAGAAGTCAGCACAGCGTGCAGAGGGTGTAAGGGTAAAGGTATTGTCCTGGATGAAAAAAGGACCCGGCTTCATGGCACACCTGTTTATAAGATTTGTGGGCGTTGCAATGGAAAACGGTTTAGTCGTTTACCAACCACACTGGCGCGGCATCATGTCCAGAAGCTGGTACCAGACCTGAGTGATTATCAGTGGTATAAAGGATATGCAAATGTCATTGATAAACTGGTTACAAAGTGCTGGCAGGAGGAATCTTACGCTGAAGCACAATTGAGAAAGGTGACGAGATAAGTGATTTTCGCCGAAGATGACGACGTGATTCTTGCATTTTTCAAAAAATATGGATAAAATTTTTTCAACGATGGGCTTTGTATACCCGAAGTTAAGAAAAAGTAGAAAACCCGCTGATGAGCGGGTTTTTGTGCTTTAAATAGGGTAATAGAGATGCTGAATCTCATTACGGGATTCATGTTAGTTTACTTATTATTTATCGGGTGACTTTGTTTTTTGCCTGATGTTTAAAATGTTTTCTTCCAGTACAATGTCCATAGATACAATGAGTCTGCTTATTACATTATTAGCAGAGCTATTAAGGTCAAAGTACAGCATAAGCTTTTAAAGCCAATCAACCAGTCATCAAGACAGACGGGTTTATTCATGAAAACTCTCCATGTTTGATTCGATGGGGCTTGAAGTTAAAGCTTTAATATAGCTCATGAAAGGTAAACATTGGCAGCTGATGGTCCACGCAGACCATTTATCCGGCAAAATTCCACGCGTAATCCGGTGGTAATTTCTTCTGCATCACGGAGATTGAGCGCTGAAACATGAAGCTGGACATCGATACGACCATCGGATGGGGTTATAAGACCTTTGCCGCTTTTGCCGTCAAAGGTTTTGAGAATTCCTGTCATTTTACGGGACAAAAAAATTCCTTAATACTGATAACTTGGCGCACTATACACACGTTCCTGAAGAAAGCTATAGTTTTTTGATGGGGTTGAAGATGGCTGGATGTCTAAAATAAACATTGCTTCATATGTTCAACTATGCGTTAATGATTGCGTCGGTTTGAAGAACAGACGATATACGAAGTAGTTTACTAAAGCAGTTCTCATTTCAGGTGTTATTCACTTATTCCTTCTTTGAGTCTCTCCAATTAAGTACGAAGTCGTTTCTGTTATACAAGCCATTTATGCCGAAAGGCTCAAGTTAAGGAATGTAGAATGTCAAATAAAATGACTGGTTTAGTAAAATGGTTTAACGCTGATAAAGGTTTTGGCTTTATTTCTCCTGTTGATGGTAGTAAAGATGTGTTTGTGCATTTTTCTGCGATTCAGAATGATAATTATCGAACCTTATTTGAAGGACAAAAGGTTACCTTCTCTGTAGAGAGTGGTGCTAAAGGTCCAGCAGCAGCAAATGTCATCATTACTGATTAAAATTCATAGTTTGTCTGTATACGATAACGAAGAAGGCTGATGCCTGAGTGGAGATACAGACAGAGTGGTGAATATTGGATCTCTTTAATAAATAGTAAGGAGGTCCAATACATGAAACAATGGCCAGCATATTTGGCAATAACTTAATCAGGAAAAGTATGCTAACCATTGTGGTGAAGTGCAGGTTTGCTGCATGAATAGTTTTACAGCAGAAGCTAACTGCTGGCATAGCAAAACAAAGTGCGTAAGTGGATGACTCCCACAAAAAGCACCACAATATTAAACCCGCTCAGGCGGGTTTTTTATTATCTGCTTTAAATATGTTATTAAAATATAAAAAATACTTGTTACGAATAAAATCAATCAAGCTACAGCTTTAAGATTTGTCTGGAATACTTTGTTGCAATGAGGGCAGATCAAAAGGGCACCTTTTTGTACTCTTGAAAAACTGTGTTCTGACTCTTGGGTGCAGTTTGGGCAGGAACATTTAACGAGATAATTACGGCGTGACTTTGAGTCTTTACGTTCTGACATAGGCTTTTCCTGTATAAATGGCCGTATACAGTACACTAAATATGAAAACATATCTCGTATTATTATTTAATACATGATTTTCTTTTAAAATAATTACCCACATTTTTAATGTGTCTGTTTTTTAGCGCCGTTGAGAACAACGTTTGCTATAAAAACTACCCCATAGACTCCGATCTTTTCAAACATATTGCACCATCTGTGTACATCGGGGTGAGGATATGAAATCAATGGATAAGTTAACAACAGGTATCGCCTATGGCACATCGGCTGGTAATGCTGGTTTCTGGGCATTGCAGTTACTCGATAAAGTAACTCCGTCACAGTGGGCTGCAATCGGTGTGCTGGGTAGTCTGGTATTTGGCTTGCTGACGTACCTGACAAACCTTTATTTCAAGATTAAAGAAGACAAGCGTAAGGCTGCGAGAGGTGAATAATGCCTCCATCATTACGAAAAGCTGTTGCAGCTGCTATTGGTGGCGGGGCTATTGCTATAGCATCTGTGCTAATCACTGGCCCAAGTGGTAACGATGGTCTGGAGGGTGTGAGACATAATCCTTACAAAGACATAGTTGGTGTATGGACTGTATGTTACGGGCATACAGGAAAAGACATCATTCCCGGTAAAACGTATACCGAAGCAGAGTGCAAAGCCCTCCTGAATAAAGACCTTGCCACTGTCGCCAGACAAATTAACCCGTACATCAAAGTCGATATACCGGAAACAACGCGCGGCGCTCTTTACTCATTCGTTTACAACGTGGGTGCTGGCAATTTCAGAACATCGACGCTTCTTCGCAAAATAAACCAGAGCGATATCAAAGGCGCATGTGATCAGCTACGTCGCTGGACATATGCTGGCGGTAAGCAATGGAAAGGTCTCATGACTCGTCGTGAGATTGAGCGTGAAATCTGTTTGTGGGGTCAGCAATGAACAGAGTAACCGCGATTATCTCCGCTCTGGTTATCTGCATTATCGTCTGCCTGTCATGGGCTGTTAATCATTACCGTGATAACGCCATTACCTACAAAGCCCAGCGCGACAAAAATGCCAAAGAACTGAAGCTGGCGAACGCGGCAATTACTGACATGCAGATGCGTCAGCGTGATGTTGCTGCGCTCGATGCAAAATACACGAAGGAGTTAGCTGATGCGAAAGCTGAAAATGATGCTCTGCGTGATGATGTTGCCGCTGGTCGTCGTCGGTTGCACATCAAAGCAGTCTGTCAGTCAGTGCGTGAAGCCACCACCGCCTCCGGCGTGGATAATGCAGCCTCCCCCCGACTGGCAGACACCGCTGAACGGGATTATTTCACCCTCAGAGAGAGGCTGATCACGATGCAAAAACAACTGGAAGGAACCCAGAAGTATATTAATGAGCAGTGCAGATAGAGCTGCCCATATCGATGGGCAACTCATGCAATTATTGTGAGCAATACACACGCGCTTCCAGCGGAGTATAAATGCCTAAAGTAATAAAACCGAGCAATCCATTTACGAATGTTTGCTGGGTTTCTGTTTTAACAACATTTTCTGCGCCGCCACAAATTTTGGCTGCATCAACAGTTTTCTCCTGTCCAATTCCCGAAACGAAGAAGTGATGGGTGATGGTTTCCTTTGGTGTTACTGCTGTCGGTTTGTTTCCAACAGTAAACGTCTGTTGAGCACATCCTGTAATAAGCATTGCCAGAGCGGCAGAAAACAACATTTTTTTCATCTTATTATCCTGCATTGTTAAAAACGGCAGAATCCTATGTGACAACAATTAAACGATAGTTAAATGGATTGATGAAAATTAAAACTATATAGGTGTACGGTCAGACTATTGGAGGTAGTCTGGATTTGAATGTCAGTGTGTTGTCGGCATTATGGCAATGCAATTTGGATAAAGCGGGGATTAAAAAGATAGAGGCGAGCCGGTCAGGTAGAAATGAATCAGGCTCAAAGTGAAGCGGAAAAGGTCTGTGGCACAAACTGATGCTGCCATAATTACAGCCTGATGACTTATGGAATGAAACATGTTGAACCTCCTTAATTGATGTTATTCGAGTGAGGAAGGCATTCTGTCCTCCTATACTGTCCAGTAAATCAAACAGGAAGCTTGTCTCACGTGTGAGACAAGCCTCTCCATTAGCGAGTTGTATTGATCACAACTCTTCAAAGAATTCATTACTGGGTAGATGAAAATAGTTTCACGATGAATGGAGGAGGCTATGTTGGTGGCTTCTTCATTGGAGTACATATGCCCCCACGAACCCCAAAAACCTGCCGTGTTCGCGGCTACCGCAATACCACCACAGATCCGTCAGGCTATTGCAAAAGCCACAAAAGCGAAGGCTGGAAGCAATACAAGCCGGGCCAGTCCTGTCATCAGCGCGGTTATGGTTCGCGGGGTTGTCCCTCATGCTCGCCAGTCCTGTGCGGGGGGGGGAAGAAACAGGACACTCACACAGATTTTTGTGGGTCGATGCTATTCCTTTCTGGATTATCCCGATGCCATTCATGCAAGGGCTGTATCAGACGTTCGTCATGGCTGTCAGGCTGACGGGTCCTCCCGGTGGGGGGGCCTGCCACGGGGCGGGAGCGTCGCGGAAAAAGGCTAGTTTTTGAAATTTCATTCGTCATCACCACTACTGTAATGGATTGATATTACAGTGGTTTTATTTTTATGGTGTCGATTTTGATTGTTTTTTGTTCATCACTAACACCGTTTGCCTAAAGTTGTTCGCAAGATGCATGTTTAAAACATTCTGGAGCGGGTATGGATCGAGAGTTAAAAAATCTGACGCTTAATATCAGTCAACTGGCGGCACTGTCAGGTGTACATCGCCAGACTGCTGCGGCAAGGCTGCAAAATCTACCC